AGAAAATGCCGCAGAGAACGTCACCGTAACCTGAGTATTACTATTGTATTGTACCTCACCAAATACATGCGTATCTGCAGAGTCCACGATGGTTACCGAAGGTTTGCCTCCAAGCGTGTGGGTTATGACCCAAGTCGCCGATGCTGCTTGCTGAACAAATTCATATCTTCTCGTATTTCCAGCGCTTGCAGAGAGCCTTACAACAACCTGATTCGGCGCATCCTGGTTGACAACAACCTTATTTGCCGTGTCCTCATTTACTATGACATTGTTGGGGACGTTGCTCACCTAGTTACCTCAGGACTCAAGTTAAACACCCCTTGAAGGACGCGAGAGACGATATTGGTTGTTGATATTATTTCAAGGTCATAAACGCCACTGGTGGTGACGGATGCTGTTGTGGCGGCTGAGATGTTAATTGAAATCTTGTTTACGTCTCCTGGTGAAGGATTTATCACCAAGGCTCCGTTTTGGGTCGTAAGGCTCAGTAGAAAAGTAGAAGAGTCAATAGTTCTTCTAACTTGCATTCTTGCCGAATACCCAGCTAGCGAGAAGGGTTCGAATGTGTTTCCAGTAGGGTCGGCCTCGACATCTGGCTGTTCAATTTCGATTAAGCGCGTAAAAGTTGAGCCCTGTTGACAAGTCATATTATAATTACCAGCCAACATTTGTAACAGTCCTCCAAAAATAAACGCGCTTACTAATTGATTGTATGTTATTATCCCTCATTTTGACCCCAAGTATTGCGCGCCTCGGTGGTATTTTTATTTAAAGAATTGCCAAAAAGGCTTAATGTTTGTAATAAGGTTTCTTTCGTCATGAAAAAACCACAAAAACCAACAATTGCTTTTCTGACTCACGACTGGGCATGGGGAACAGACCCCTTAGAACCGAACGGATGTGCTTGGTACAGATGCAAGCTCCCTTCAGACGAGCTCAATAAGCGTGGATGGTTCTCGGCAGTAGGTTTTCCAGGATTTAACAATACTCAGGGATTCGGAATGCTTGTCGAAGGGGACAGGGCAGTCCATGGCTGGGACATCATAGTTCTTAAGCTTTTAATGCAAAAAGAAGTTCTTGAGTCGATTCCGAAAGCGCAGGCTTTAGGGCAGAAAATTATCGTAGACGTGGATGACTGGTTTGACGGCTTGTCAGAAGCGAACCGCGCCTTCAAAGCAACTGACCCAAAAGAAAATCCTGACTCAAACAGAGAGCTTTATGCTCAAATTATCCTGGCTGCTGATGCTGTAATTACGTCAACTCCGTTCTTGTTTGAGTATTACGGAAAAATCAGAGACAATGTTTTCTTGGTTCGCAACGGTATTGATATAGATAGATGGACGAGAAAACAGCCTAATACGACAAGAAAAACAAAAATCGGTTGGGTTGGCGCAACTCACTGGCGTTCCAACGACCTGGAGCAACTGAATAATTTTTTCGGAAAGTACCTAGAAACCAGAGATGTCTTGTTTCATCATTCAGGCCACAGCGAAACTGCTCCACTGGCTCACGAACTTCTTAAGGTAGACGAAAAAAGAGCAAGCAAAACCTACATGGCATCAATATTGTCGTATCCAGAAATCCTTAAACCCATTGATGTTGGAATAATACCTCTAAATAATATTGAATTTAACCATGCTAAATCTTTTATAAAAGGTTTGGAATACGCTGCTGCAGGCATTCCTTTCGTTTCTTCGTACTCTCCGGAATACCAATACTTGGCTGATGCTGGCGTTGGAAGAATTGCAAAAAACGCAAAAGAGTGGACGTATCACCTAGATGAGCTGCTGGATTTTCATAAACGCCAAGATGAAATACAAGAGAATTACATAAACCTAAAACCTTTTTCAATGGATGCCCGCGGCGACGACTGGGATGCCACAATGAAATTCATCAAGGAAAACCTTTAGTCATGAATGATATTCAGTGGACTTTTGGAATAGTCACAGGATTCGAAGATAATCAAAGACTTGCTGAGATAATTGATTCAATAAGAAATTTGTCTATTCCTGAATATGAAATTCTCCTTATTGGTGGAGATAGCACCGAATTTATTAATTCTAACGAAAACGTAAGGATTGTTTATTTTGACGAATCACAAAAACCTAGATGGATAACCAGAAAAAAGAACATTCTTGCTAACGAAGCAAAGTACGACAATATCGTTTTAATGCACGACTATCACGTTTTTGATAAAGACTGGTATATAAATTTTAAATCTTTTGGTTTGGATTGGGAAATATGTTCATGTCCTCAGTATTTGATTACTGGAGCCAGAAACCCAATGGATTGGTCACTTTGGGACAAGCCAGACCACGGCAGGGCATGGTCTCTCGATTATGACGACTGGTCTCAAACTCAGTACATGTACATCTCTGGCGGATTTTTTATAGTTAAGAAACACGTTCTGCAACAAGAGCCTCTTGATGAATCTCGAGGTTGGAACGAAGAAGAAGATGTTGAATGGTCCATGAGAGTACGCAACAAGTTCCTCATGAAATGTAATGGCGGAAGCGTTGTCAGACACAATAAGTGGCATAGGCATGCCGGTCCGGAGCCTCAATGAAAAGTCAGAAACTGATTATATTTGACCTGGACGGAGTTCTAATAGATTCCCGTGATGTTCATTACGAATCGTTAAACCAAGCCCTGTCTCTAGTTGGGGAAGAATTTGTTATTTCACGTAGTGAACATCTGTCTACTTTTGATGGACTCGGAACCACAAAGAAGCTAGAAATGCTTAGCTCCATGAAAGGGCTTCCAAAAGATTCCCATTCAGAAGTGTGGGAAAACAAACAAAAGTCAACGATTGAGATACTGAGCTTATTGCCCAGAAATGCAAACGCCATAGACATCATGCAAACCCTAAAAGCAGATGGGTGGAAAATAGCGGTTGCTAGCAACGCAATTCGTGAAACAGTAATTACTGCCCTCAATGCAATTGGAGTGCTGCACATGGTTAGCCACATCATGAGCAATGAAGATGTAAAACACCATAAGCCTCATCCAGAAATGTATTGGCAGTGCATGATTAACTGCAGTGCTACTCCGTCTTCAACAATTATCGTCGAAGACTCGCACATAGGAAGAGAGGGAGCGACCGCTTCTGGGGCTCACCTTTATGCAATAAAAGACTCATACAGCCTAGATAAAGAAAGATTATTACGAATGGCATCAGAAATTAATGCAAGCCAGAGAACAAATGTTGCGTGGAAGAACGAAAAGATGAACGTTCTTATTCCTATGGCTGGAGCTGGTTCACGGTTCTCCCAAGCTGGATACACGTTTCCCAAGCCTCTCATCGAGGTTCATGGCAAGCCAATGATTCAGATGGTGGTCGATAACCTTAATATCGATGCCCATTTCATCTTTCTCGTACAGAAAGAGCATTACGAAAAATATAACCTCAAGCAAGTATTGAGTATTATTAAACCTGGATGCGAAATAGTAATTGTTGACGGCATGACAGAAGGGGCAGCATGCACGACCCTTCTCGCTTCTGGTCTTATAGATAATGACGCACCTCTCCTTATGGCAAACTCTGACCAGTTAATCGAGTGGAACAGCAATGAATGCCTATACGCGTTTGATGCAGATGAAATTGACGGCGGAATACTTACGTTTAAAGCAACTCACCCAAAGTGGTCTTATGCAAAAATAGGAGAAGACGGGTTTGTTGATGAAGTTGCTGAAAAAAATCCAATATCAGACAACGCCACAGTAGGTGTTTACTACTGGAAGCATGGCTCAGACTATGTTAAATACGCAAATCAAATGATTGAAAAAAACATAAGAACCAATAACGAGTTCTATGTTTGCCCTGTCTTTAATGAAGCAATTCAAGACGGAAAGAAAATACGAATTAAAGAAGTTTCCGAGATGTGGGGAATCGGAACCCCAGAAGACCTCAACTATTACTTGGAGAATCATAAGTGAAAAAGACAAAAACGGACTACCTGTCCATGCAAAATAAGTATTATGACGAATATGCGAGTCAGTGGTCGCTGTCTTTCAGAGACCCTGTAGTTGGTTCGTACGATGCCCACAATAACTGGTCAGACTATGACACAGTTTTGTTTAAGGACTTTGACACAAACGGTTTAGTTGCTCTTGAATATGGATGTGGTCCAGGACGAAACCTTGTGAAGTTTTCTGACCGTTTTGCAAGAATCGACGGAGTAGACATCTCTGATATCAATATTGAAAAAGCAAAGATAAATCTAGAACATAACAATATTTTTGACTCAAACCTTTACGTCACAAGTGGTGACAATTTGTCAATGATAGAAGAAAATACGTATGACGTTGTTTTTGCTGTTATTTGCTTTCAGCATATTTGTTCTCACGAGATTAGATTTAATATTCTTAAAGATATTTATCGAGTCCTAAAACCAGGAGGAAAGCTTTGCTTCCAAATGGGGCACGGGGGTAAAGACGGAATTCCTACTGCTGGATATTTCGATGACATATTTGATGCGGCAAGCACTAACGGGCATGCGGACGTAAGCATTACAGAAGAAGCAGACATACAAAAGGACCTCGTTGACGAGATTGGGTATACCAACTACAGGTCAGATATCAGAGATACTGGCCCTGGAGACAATCACAGAAACTGGATATGGATTCAGGTTGAAAAATGAAATTGATTGCTCATCGAGGCAACACGTCTGGCCCAAATCCGGAAACAGAAAACACCACCTCAGCAATTGACGAAGCTCTATCTCAAGGTTTTGACTCAGAAATAGATGTATGGATGTTTCATGGAAAGATTTTTCTTGGGCATGATTCTCCTTCTTTTGAGATAGACCCAGAATGGGTAGAAGAGAGAAGACACAAACTCTGGGTCCACTGCAAAAACACTGAAGCTTTAGGGTATTTCGCAGAAAAAGGGTTTAATTGTTTCTTTCACGACATAGACGCGTACACGCTGACGCTCGATGGTTTTGTTTGGGCATATCCAGGCATGCCAGCCGCGGGTAATAAATGCATAGCCGTTATGCCGGAATACGTATCTGACGTGCTGGAATATGATTTGTCAAAATACTTTGGTGTTTGTTCGGACTACGTTGTTGAGTTAAAGGAAAAAAATGATTAAAGAAATAGATTACAGCAAACATTTTGTCATTGGAACCCCTCTGGTTCCGTGGAAGTGTGAGGCCGGAGAGCACTTGGATTGGCTTTCAAACAGGGCTCAAATAATCAAAAAGTTTCCAAACGTTAAATGGTTTGCCGCACTTGAGACAGATGCGCGCGGCGTTGAACCATTCCACGAGGTCATTACCGCACTTCGCGAAGTCAATGGTGATTACTGGACCTACTCAATAAACGACATGCAGGCAGAAGTTACTTCTAGTAATAGATGGATTCGCATAGAAACCGGCCGCAACTTAATTCGAGAATTTGCCCAAAGACACAGGGTCACCTCTGGACACCACTGGGGAGAAGACTGCACCGAAGAAAACCTCGGGGTAGTTAATTATCAAGCAATCCTTTATGTTGACTCAGATATACAGCTAACGGTAGAAATTATTGAAAAAATGCTTGAGGTGGATAGACCTCTGGTTGGGGCAAACGTTGGGGCTTATTGCTTGTCCGGGAAAGTAATAAGTGAAAACCCTCCAATTGAAGAGCACTGGACCACAGCAGGGTGTCTTCTTGTTAATTCTCCAGCTTTTTACGACCTCCCGTGGTTTCATAACTCATACCTAAACCTAAGTGACGACCCTTCGTTTCAATCAATGGCGGAACGCCTGATGATGAGGGTTGGTGTTGAGAATCTTGACACACCATACGGGATGACTTGGGTGAGAAAAGACTTGGATGTTCAACATAAAGGCAGACTAAGCCCTATTGAAGAAAGAAACATTCCCAAGAGGGATATTTAATTGCATACATTATAAATAGCATGATGTAAAATTGTTTCTGTCGGGAGAGGACAGAGATTGAGGATTGGTAAGAGAACAATAAGGCTGCGTCCTAGCGCATGGGTTTTTTTGCCTGTGCTTATTCTTTCGTTTTTTGCTCCTCCGACGTTCAGTTCTAAAGCATCAACAGTTATCACGAATGGCGGATTCAACGGTTCTGACGGCTGGACCATAGTCCAGAACGGTGGAAGCGGAATGGCTTTCAATAGCGCCCTTCAGTTTTCTTATGCAACTGGAGAAGTTAGCCAATCTTTTGCAGTAGAACCGAACGAAACTGTAGAAATCTCGTTTACTGTTGACAACTCAACCACAAACAGTGTTGGTCAAGGGGCGATTGCAGATGCATGGAACGCCTCACTTACCGCTGGGGCAACAGTAGTAAGCGTGGGAAGGTCGACGGCCCACAATCAAGAAGCTTTCACATTGTCACTGAGTGTCCCAACCGGAGTATCTTCTGCGACCTTGAACTTCAGTGGAATGGATAATGGGTTCTGGTCAGGGGTGTACGGACCAATAGTCGACAGCGTTTCGGCCAATATAACGCCAGCCCCCTTTGTTGCTACGGGATACCCAGCAGACCAACAGTGGGAAGCTGTCACTTACGGCGCTGGAAAGTTTGTGGCTGTTGCTTCTTCTGGTAGTGGCAACCGTGTCATGACTTCAACAAATGGTAATTATTGGACATCGCGGACTTCTGCTTCCGACAGCAACTGGCAAGGAATCACCTATGCAGGAAACCAGTTTGTTGCAGTTGGCTCAAATGCGGTGATGACATCGCCTGACGGAATCACATGGACATCAAGAACTGCACCAAACGGAGAGTGGCAAGCTATCACAAACTGTGGTGGTCTTTTTGTTGCTACTGCAACTTGGGGAAGCAACTATATTATGTCCTCAACGAACGGAATTGACTGGACTGTTCGCACCCCATCTACGGCATGGTCGCATGATGCGGTTGCTTGTAGTGCAGAAGTTCCGCGGTTTGTATCTGTGTCAATGTACGGAAGGGGTTGGTCTTCTCCTGATGGAATTACTGGTTGGTCCACACAAAACCCTGGTGCAATAGTCGACATCCGAACAGTTGCGTTTGGTAACGGACGTTTCTCATGGCTTGAATACAGCACAAATTCAGGAAATAGATATGGTGCTTACTCCACAAACGGAGTTAACTGGACCAATACCGCAAGCGCCCCAGCCAATCAGTGGAAATACATAACATATGGTGGAAACAAGTTTATTGCCGTAGCAGAAGGTGGAGTTAATTCACGCTCTGCTTATTCAACCGATGGTGTAAACTGGACTCTCGGTTCCGGCATACCAAACAACTCATGGCAAGGAGTTGCTTATGGGAATGGTAAATATGTTGCTGTAGCAAACTCTGGAACAGGTAACAGAGTGATGACTTCCACTAATGGGCAGTCATGGGAAAGCCTTTCTGTTAGTTACCTTAACCCGGTACAAAATTTAACTGCGACAGCAAACAGTGACGGAAGCGTAAGTCTTGATTGGGATGCTCCAGAGGCAAGTAACACTGAAATATACGGATACTCAATCAACTTTGTTGACTACGACGATGGTGTTGAGCGTGGTGGATGGGGTATCTGGACAGTTGCTGCGAATACGTCTTATTTACTTAATGATTACATGTTTACTGGAAGCAACCCGGTTACTACTGGGTACGGCCCTGTCCGTTTCAAGGTATACGCAATGACTGGTCCGTGCGCAGGTGTTGGAAGTGGTTCCTGCATGTACGGCCCAAGCACCAGTGCGGATGCAGATGTTGTCGAACCTGTTCCGTCTACAACTACAAGTAGTAGCAGCACTACTACAACTACTGAACCGGAAGTCGTTCCTCCGCCTATTGAAATACCTCCAACAGATAACACCACTGTCTCAATTCCAGAACTAGAAACACCAATTTCCCCAACCACAACAACCGTTATTGAAACAATATTTAACCCACCAGTGGAGGTAACCCCAGTTGAGACACCCACGAGCGAAGGTAACGCCGAAGGTGATGGACCCGCCGCCTCGGTACCACAATATGCCCCAGAACAAGAGACAACAACACAAACGGATGAACCGGCGATAGTTGTTCCAGCAGATACCCAAGATGCAGCTGATGCTGCAGTTGCGGATATTTTTGACGGCCCTATGTCTGATGCAGGACTTGCAAATGCAGTTGACGATTTGGTTGCAGATGCCGGAACACCAGAACAACTAACCGCTGTTGTTAACTCACTTCTTGACCAAGAACTTTCAGATACTCAGTTTGCTACCGTAATTGAATCGGTGTTTGATGGACCTATGTCTAACGAGAACTTTGCCGCTGCCGTAGATGCCGTATTTGAAGACCCAACTCAACTGTCCGACGCACAGTTTGAAGACGCGGTTGTGGCCGTATTTGACGGTCCATTGTCTAATGCTCAGTTTGAAGACGCAGTAGAAGCCGTCTTTGAAGACACAAAGTCTCTTAGTGACGAGCAGTTTGACGCTGCAGTGCAGGCAGTGTTTGACGAGCCACTTACTACGGAACAATTCACCGAAGCTCTTACTGCCGTCTTTGACGAACCAATTACTGATGAGAAGTTTGACGCAATCATTGATGCTGTTTTAGACGAGCCACTTACTGGTGAGCAGTTTGAAGAACTGGTTAATGTCTTGGAATCAGAAACCGTTACCGAAGAACAGGTTGCGGCTGCAGTTGATTCAGTTATTGAAAACGGAGTTACGGAAGACCAAGCAGTCGACCTTGCCACCAGCGAAAAGGTCTTGCAGAGCGTTGACGGAGACCAGGCAGCAGAAATCTTTGATGCGGTTGAAATAACTAACGTCACGCCCGAAGACGCAGAACAACTTGTCAATGCGGTCCAGGACGCACCTGTCGAAGTAAAAGAATCATTCGAAGCCGAAATCAATATATTCGAGGGACCAGTTGACACCTATGTGCCTCTTGGTTCTTCGATTCCTGTTAGCGGTCGTCGTGTCATAATTGGTATTGGGACTGCTGTTTTGTTTTCTGTACCGCCAACAACTAGGAGAAAATAATGTTTAAAAACTTTAAGGACGGCGTAAGCGACCTTGCTTGGACCATAGGTGGTACAGGTCTTGTCTTGATTACGTTAAGTGGAGACACTCAAAAGTGGGGACTATGGATATCTGGAATATCTTTGTTCGTTTATGGCATAGGTCTTGCATTAAAAAAAGAAGATTAAAGTGTAAAATTGTTGAGTTCGCAAATTATACGGAGGGCACATGCCAAGAAAGTATTCCTATTACCCAAGTTTTGATGGAAAAAAAGCCCAAGAGGGCACCCTAAAACTCGTTGAACTCTGTGGGAAAAGATGGAAAGCCACGAATTTGGGGATTTATTCCCCCAGATTGATGCGCAACTCTCACACTGTTGGCAAGAAGATTGGCGACCCAGGTATGGAGAAGTTCCTGAGCGTTCACGCAACTGGAGCCGCATGTGACGTTGGCTACACAGACCGCAAAGTTGGTCTTGAAATGTACAACTGGCTTCTCAAGTACACCAAAGAACTTGGTATTGAAGAAATCCACGACTACGCATTTGATGCCAATGCAAAAGATGGAAAGCCCGGCTATGGAAGAGGCTTCAGGTGCTCTCGCGGTGAGGGCGAGGCTGGGGTAAAAATTTATAACGAAAAAGATAACGCTGGAAGTTTCGGCGGTAAGTGGTTGCATTTAGAACTTTCACCAGAAATGGCAAAAGACGCAGCAAAGTTTGAAGCAGCGTGGCGCGCCCTTCCAAAGCCTGGTGCATGATTTGCAATGGAAGCAATTACAGTTGCTCTCATCACGGTAGTCGGTGCCGTACTAGTTGCCCTTGTTGAAAAAGGACGACGCGAAAACAAATCTGACCATGGAGTTGTTTCAGAAAAGCTTGACATTATTGGCAAAAGTCTTGGAAGGTCAATCGACCGTGTTGAAGAGACCGTTGTTCGTAACGAAGTAAAGCTTGACCAACATATTCGTGACCATGTAAAAGGGAACGTGTAATGCGTACTGTTTCTTTTTTTGCCGGACTACTGATTGTTGGCGCGGTGGCTTTGGCTTCTTTGCTCGCTGTCGTGTGGATTGAGGCTGTAAAAATCAGCAATAGAGATAGTGAAATATAATGGCTCCCAAAAAACCCGCCAAACCAGTAGCAGGACAAATCAAGCAAATAGTTCAGGACCCAGCCATATACGGCACTCAAGTTCTGTTTCTTGGTTCTAAAGGTTCCTCTTCTATCTGTGCCAAATGCGGCAAGTCAACAACTAGAGGAATGATTCGCATAAAAAACGAAAAAAATTATTGTTCAAAAGGATGTGCTTTTTCGTCATAAAAGCAATACCTAAAAACATGGGCCAGGGGATTGGCTCTAAATGGAGAGAAAATGAAAAAAGAATTATTTCTAAATATCATAATGCGCATTTTTGCTACCTTTGCTGCATCTGGTCTTGGAGTAATTGGTGCCGGAACAATTGCCGGAGTACCTGTCTGGAAATCAATATTTATGGCTGGCATCGCCGGCGTAGCTACCGTTGTCGAGGGACTCTCGCGTGCCTTCCTTGATGACGGCAAACTGACAGCAAAAGAAATAAATGCTGTCTTTTCTCGTTTCGACAAAAAAGGCTCGGCTGTCACCGAAGAAGAGATTGACAACCATGAGCAGAACGTTATTAAGAAAAGAACGGCTATCAAAGATACTTCTGCCTCAGTGTAAGGAAGAATGGTAAATTGGGTTTAGGCCTTGCCGACCGTAAAGGGATGCGGTGATTTTTTCAAATTTATCCGAATTGACTTACCATGAGTAGACACGAAGAGCTTCAACAGGTGTGGCACAACGATGGCCACAAGATTGAACTAAGAATCAACAAAGCTGAGCTAGAAGTTCTTTCCACGATTTGTCCCCACGAAGACAGTTCTCCATGTAAAAACATGGCTGGTGATTGTGTGGTGACCTGGTTTATAGACCGTTTTGGGATGGAGTGCAATGGAGGCATATGTCCTCCTGCTGAGTTCATTGAAATATCATGGACAACTGTAGGGGATATCAACAATTTTGATTCCTGCCAAGTTTGGTTTATGCCATTGACTGATGACATCTTTAGCGCGTGGATGATTTCTAACTCAATGGAAGAACTGGAATAGGTTTATTCTTTTTTCTTTTTGTTGAGGCAATATTCTTGACTCTGTTTCTCTCTATGAATCTTGCATAGATTTCATCAAGTACCTTCTCTTCAGCATCTAAGACTTTGTCGTCCATTGGGAGACCTAGGTTAGAAGAAGCAGAAAGTCGTTCCTGAGCAAGTATTGTGAACTTCGCGCCTATCTCTTGCCTCATCTTGATTCTGTGCTCAGAGACGGCCTCCACCATGGCTCTCGTGCCATCTGGGGTAATTGTGTATAAACCGATTCTTTTAAAGTTTTCGTCTTTCAATGAACCAATTCGTTCGATTAATTTCTTAGTTAGAAGCTCGGTAATAGTTCTCCCAGAAAGTTCTATGTTTCTTTCATTGGGTCTAAAAAGGCCTGCCAGGCAGTCCGCCAAAGAGCGAGACGTAAATCCTTTAGCCCCTTTCATCTTCGCGTACGAGAGTGCTTTGTATTGCCTCGATGAATAACTAAGTAGAACTTTTTCATGACTCATTAGCTGAGTATCGTATTAGAAAACTTCTTCTTCTGCAACTTCAGGACGCGTGCTGTCTTTATTTATTTCCGTGATAGCAGACAATAAGTTACGTATATCAGGCTGGTTTGTTATTAATTTTTTATTACAACGATAGACATTTTGTCGATTGACTTTTGTCTTTGTAATTAGCCCTGCATTTATAAGGCTTTTAAGAGTTTTGTCAATCATGGTTTCACTTAAATCAAGATAAACCGAAATTGCCCTTATCGTCATCTCCTGGTCTTGCATGATTGAAATCAATACTCTTCCCGAAGTAGACAAGAGACTGACCTCGTGTTCCTGGTGATAGCGGAGTATTTTCTTGGTGTCAAGAGCTTGCATCACTTTTTCAATAGCAACGTCGCTTTCTTCCCCTTTGGACAGCGCGTCTTCAAGCGCCTTTTTTATTTCATTGATTTTCTGAGACCTCATGAGATACCTGTACCTGCGTAGTCTGATGGTGTAGTGTGTGCGATAACGGTGTGACCGCAATTGAGAACACTACTTAAAAAAATGACCACGACAGTGACAATAGCAGATAAAGGGAAACCATGCTCAGTGATAGCCTCCAAAAATTAATGAAAAGCCCCACTGGTACAGGAAGGGACTGCAAGCTCGGAATGATTATTAATTCTTTAGATAAAGAAACTTCCGAAGTATTGACAGAAGCCTTAAGCAGCAACGCTTCCACGATGGGTTTGGTACGAGCATTAAAAGAAGAGGGAATCTACCTGAGTAGGGAATACTTGGGGGAAAAGAGAACCCAGTGCTTTAAGGGTTCTGGAAGCAGCGCTTGTTGTTTAAATTCAGTTGACAAAAAAGAAAAGAAAAAATAATGGCTGTCGATAAAGAAAATCTAAAATCAAACCTTAAAGGTCTTGCCAAAGAGCAGAACAGTAAAAAGACCCTAAATGACATTGCTGCAATGCTCGAAAGAAAGGGTATTGACCCTAGTGAGGTTGGCTCTATTCAAAAGGTCTCCCTGTATCAGTCGGTCACAAAGAACCCAGATACAGGCGAAGCAATCGTCCATGACCTCCAGGCGATTCAATTTAGTCCTAGCTGGGACTCCGGACCGCAGTGGCCCCTTATGGAACAAGGGCCAAAAATACAACTACAAAAGCCAAGGACAAAATCGAACCCACCAAAACAGTGGGAAGTGGCAGTTATCGTACCTGATATACAAATAGGTTTCTATCGCAAATCCCTTGATTCTGTTGAGCTGGAGCCAATTCATGACGAAGCAGCAATAGCTGTTGCCTTGGGAGTCATTGAAGAGATGAACCCAGACCAGGTCATTATGGTTGGAGACAACTTGGACTTCGCCGAATTTGGTAAATATCTTACAGCTGCACCCTTCAAGCAGATGGTTCAGGCATCCATAGACAGGGCAACCATGCTTTGTGCTCAAATACGTGCGGCTGCACCAAGAGCAAAAATCACATGGATTGCAGGAAACCATGAAGCCCGCATGGCTCGGTATATACAAACTAACGCAGAAGCGTCTTTCGGTATAACCAGAGGTAGAGCAAATGACGAACTCCGTGAGGGTTGGCCTGTCCTGTCTGTTCCGTTTTTGTGCAGAATGGACGAATTTGGTGTCGACTACCTTCCGGGATACCCAGAATCAGCTCACTACATCAACTCAAACCTCATGATTGTTCACGGTGACAAGGTTGTTTCAAACAACTCAACCACCAAGAAGTATCTGGACAACGAACGAATTTCAGTGATATACGGACACATCCACAGAAACGAGCTGGCTTATCGTACTTATCGCACAGACCAAGGACCACGCACCATCATGGCAGCCAGCCCTGGTTGTCTCTGCAGAGTAGATGGCGCTGTTCCTTCCACGAAATCTGGAATGGATGAATTCGGTAGACCACTACTCCAAGGAGCCGAGAACTGGCAACAAGGACTGGGCATTGTTACCTATCAGCCTTATGGTCAGGGTAACGAATGGTTCAACTACGAGCCAATGTGGATATACAACGGTCGAGGCATCTTTAGAGGCAAAGAGTACGTCGCAGAATGAGCAACGAACATTCAGGAGAATACGAGACATACACTCCAGAAGACCTATATAGGGACATGGAGGGCTTGCGTAAAGCGGGAATCATTGAAGTCACGGGTATCGCCGAAGACGGACAGTGGTTGTATAGCATGACCGAAGAAGGCAAAGGTCTGTACGAAGAGATGAAAAAGGGCGACCTTGAGGCACTCTTGAGAATCTTTGAAAGAATCGCCGAAATAGAAGACGAAGAGAACGACTAAAAAAATGACAACCGTAGTAGGAATACAAGGAGAAGGATACGCCGTTATTGCGGCAGACACACGTATTACCTCCTTTTCCGATGACGGACCGGCTTATCACATGACTAGCCTGGGTTCAGGGACTTCAAAGATAGCAACAAACGGCAAATACTTAATCGGTACAGCCGGAGACCTAAGAGCAATTAATCTCTTAACTCACGCATTCGCTCCTCCTATAGTGCCGGCAGGTACAAAAGGCAAGAAGCTCGACCAGTTTATTACAGTTAAATTTATACCAGCAATGAGAGCCTGCTTTGACCTTCATGGCTATTCTCCACCAGAGAACAAAGAGAACAAGGAACACATAGCAGAACAGGGTTCAACTCTCCTGCTAGTAGTCAATGCAACTATCTACGTTATAGACAGTGACTATTCCTGGCTCAATGACTCAACAGGACACTATGCGGTAGGCAGTGGTTCGGAATACGCCCTTGGAGCGATAAGCGCCCTAACTGGCGGAAAGAAACTATCCTCCACACAGGCAAAAAGCGTATGCCTGAAGGCTCTGGGAATCTCGGCAAGACTAGACCCCCATACCGGTTCACCGTTTCATACATACGTCCAGACAACGGAACCTAAATCGCCGGCCTCAAAATGAGCGAAACTACATGGACTTGGCTCCTGTTCCTGATGGAACTAGTCGGAGTATACGGAAGCTATACAGTAGGGAACAAGAAATGGCATGGGCATATGATTGTTGCCCTTCACTCATTCCCTTGGGCTATCTACTCAATCATCTTCGACAAACCAGGCTTTCTGGCTATGTGGGTCCTATGGCAATGGGTTCACTGGCGCAACATGCTTAAATGGAAAAACAGAGACTAAATGGCCATCGGTAGCGAACCCGAACTAGGCAAGAACTTCACTGTCTGGAAAGACATGTCTGAGCAAGACAGGGTTGACTGGTTCAAGTACATGAACGACAACTGGGGAAAATACCTTCAGGCCGGATACGCAACCCTCGTTCATGACAAAAACAACCGTTTCTACAAGAAACAATAATCTTTCTTTACCAAGCTTTGCTTTAGATAAATTTATCTGCCCTAAGAGTCCTTATTGACTATGGACCGTATGTCAGAGTAACAAGCATGCAGAGCCTCGGAAACTGTTTTCTTCGTCCCTGAACCAGAGACTAATACGGTGTTCTTCTCGCGCGCCCATGCATTACACATCCAGCTTTGACCAAT